TCAATAGACTTATTCATGCGTTCTTCTGCTTGTTGTAACAATTCTTTAATTTCCATTTGAATTATTCTCCTCGAACAATAATAGCTAACCGCCACAAAGCCTTATAAGTACTGCATTTTTATATTTTAAGGGTGAGCCACGGTTGAGCTACTGTCTAAATTTTTAATAGATTTTAAGCGTTTATCATTCCAATTATATAGTATATTTATCACTCTGACAATACTACCATGAGTCCACCTGCTCATGCTCAGGAGATAATTGGATCACCTCTATTTCATCGTCGAATCGATATTCCGATTATCGCTCCCGCCCCTATCACCTGGGATAGGTTGCGTTGCATCCGTAGACGTTTGATAGTTTTCTTGTCGTTCTCGACCTTGTTCTTCAATCCGTCTAAAGAGTTCTGCATTTCGTTCAAGGTAACTTCTTGCTTCATTAAGTCTACCTTGGCTGTTTGTAATTCGTTCTCCAATTTTGTGATTGTATTGTGTGCTTCGTTCAATTCTTCCCTTTGCTTCATAACCAAGCTCTGCGCTTCGGTCAATGGCAGACTGGATGTCTCGATTAAGCTTAATGCTTTCTCGTTGTTGCTCTTGAGCTCGTTCCACTGCGTTAAGGGTACGCTGATAGTCTGCTCCGCTTGGTTGGTAGAAGATGTACCAGAGGCAAAAGCCGGATAGGAGCACAATAGCACCGACAATATAATAAGACCTAGGATAGCTAGTAAGTGTAGTCTTGATTTTTTCATACATTACATACCTCCTGCGAAGTCTGTTATCCCCCTAGCGATAGCACGTACAATCGTATCAAGGTCGTTGTTAAGCATTTCCAAATCATCGTCATTGTCGATAAACGCCATTTCTACTAGTACGGCCACTGCGTTAGTTCCGTTAAGTACCCAAAGGTCATCACGTTTCTTAACGCCACGGTCTACGGTGTTAATGCTGCGGATGATTTGGCTTTGAATATCATTGGCCAATCGTTGACCATTGAAAGACTTATACAGTGTTTCAGTACCACGTGCCTGAGTATTGAATGCGTTACAATGTAATGATACAAAGATATCCGCATCAAAATCATCAGATACATGGCAGACGTAACCAAGGTCATCGTCTTGTACAAGCACGGTTTGACATCCGGCTTGATTTAGGTATGTTTGGAGAAGTTCACCGGCTTCGAGTGCGACGTCACATTCACGACGTCCAGTACGAGGGTTAACTGCACCACTATCAAGGTTCACGTCGTGACCCGGATTGATACATACTTTCATTGTTACTCCCTTCTAGCTTATCAGGTACACCGTTATTATCCTTATCTATCCAAAGTGCTAAGAACCCTACAAGGGCAGTTAGTACGCTTGGTATAAAGATATGGTCAATAATGTTAATACCTGTGCTAATTAATTTCCCTGTTTCATCGGATACATACCCTGTGGCGAACGCCATCACATATTCGATGACTACTAACATAATAGGTACTAGCATGACGAGGACTAATGCCCTCGTCGCTAATACACCTGTAGGGTGGATATTGGCCACCCTAACAGATTTAAATACTTTCTTAGCGCTGTCCATGAGCCGAGGTGGTATGTTCATGTAATTCCTCCCTTAACTCATTAATTCGCTTTTCCATGGATTCTAGCTTCGTGGTTAACGTATCAAAGAGTGTATCCCACTTACTCGTGAAGGATATATTATCCTGTATTCGTTGTGCTTCCAAACGGTCTAATAGAGGAACTATCAGAAGCCGATATCCTGCACCTGCTACGATGCCTACGATAGTTAACGTCGTAAGCAAATCGTTTAACTCAAACTGCCATGTCCAAATGGGATACGCACCTCCTTACTCTGTGCTAACTATGGACTAAGTATATCTTATAAAGCGTCACCAGGTTCGTAAGTGGCGCCATTCCAATTTGTAGTACCACGAATTACAAGTTTAAAGCTACGTTCTGCGGTTGTAATTGTAACTGTGCCTTGTTCTACGAAAGTAGACATGTCAACGTTTTGAGGTTTTTTAATAATAAATGTTAAGCCGTTATATTTATTTCCATTAGTATCATCATCAATAATAATTTTCTTTGTGTCGCTGATAATTTCGAGAGCTTCGATAGTGGATTTATCCCATTTGCCAAGCCAGTTGAAAGTGCGGCCATTATAGTCAGCTAAACGCAATACTAATTTCTTGCCGAATTTAGTAAACTTAGCGCCTGTTGCGTCTGTGTAAGCATCATCGGCCGCAGTAGTTTCAAGACCTTTGATAGAGATAACGCCTACTTCACGGTCTGCAAGGTCAAAGTAGGATACTTTGATATCATCTTCGCCAAACGCTTTGATAGGAACACGCATATTATCACTTTCAAATACACGTTTTTCACCGCCATTTACAGATACTTTAAAGTGTGGTTCACCTTTAAGGTCTAAGAATTCTTGACCGGCTACAGGTTGGAAGTATTCAAGTTGTTTGAATTCCACGTGGATAGTATCGCCTAAAATCTCTACTAGCTTAGACAATACTGTATCTACACTTGCATCAGGCAAGTACACGTTTTTATCTTTCAAAAGTTCTGCTGCTTTTTCAGCGCTGCCCGCATCACCTTTAGGACCTTTTACGCTTTTGAGAAATTCGCCATCTTTCTTTAATATTTGAGCCGTCTCTTCCGCGCTACCTTTATCACCTTTAGGGCCACGTAAGCTATCTAACCATGCTTGCTCATCACCTTTAAAGCCGTGAGCTACTGCGATTGCATAGGCAGATTTACCCAAACCTTCCAACAATGGTAATGTTGTTTCTTTGTCAAATTTAAGTGTTAAAATATTGTTTGTTTCAGCCATGATAAGTTACCTCCCCTTACTCATGCATAGAAATATCCGGCACGATCGTAATCGTACCTTGACCAATCTTTAGCCAGTGTTCATCGTTATAAAGGAATGCATCATAGATATAATCGCCACCCTTTATTTTCTTCTCTGCTGACTCTTGGCCAGAAATAAAAAACCTTACCTGTTTTGACTCTACCACAGAATGTAACTCTAATATCATATTGTCATATGGGCGCTTGCGAATTTTACAAGCGCCTTTATATTGACTTAACGTCATATCGCTATCTGGCGGTACAACATAACTGATAGAAAAGTCTTGTCCAGCGTGGAGTGTTAAATCTTGTTCGACCATATGTCCTCCTTTTTATCGTCTAATCTATGGTTTGTAACACTACTTTTTACCAATGACGAGAACGTATAGTTCCCCAAAGGAGATATGTTTATGATAGCCGTTATCGTCTCGATTGCTGAAATAACTATACCATATCGATTGGCAAACAGCCCTGCGACCATTTAGTCCAATGGTTGGCTTAGTATCGTGATATCCGCTCGATATATTAGACTGGAAATACATTGCGCAATAATCAATCCTTCGCTCATTAGCGTTATCCCATTTTTCTCGACCAGCGCTAGTACCGCCTGTTACATCACTATAATCTTCTGTCATTTTATAACCAACAGGAATAAACGTACATTGAGACTCTGTAAAGCCTTCTGGGAGTGGACACCAGTCACCATGACGTACTTTGTAGATTTGTATATCAATGTTTCGAATCTTGAAACCGGCTTGCATAATTGACTGAGCGTCAATACGTGAGCCTGTAATGTTAGCCCCTACGATGTTACCGTTAGCGTCAACTTTAAATGTGCCAGTTTTATTTTGGATCGTACCGCCGATAATCTTACCGCCAGTTACTTCGCCCAGGTTAGCCGAGATAGCGCTTAAAGAAGTAACATTTAACTTATCTGCAGACACTGCCTTAGCAGCTAACATCTTATTGGTAATGATGTTATTGTCAAACAGAGCGTCACCGGTTACGTGTAATAACCGACCGTCAATCCTAGTCCCGCCTGTGTATTGAGTAATGGCACTCATGACCTTATCACCGGTAATAACCTGTGATTTAATCGCATTATCTAGCTGAGTAATGCGTGTAGCCATACCACTTGTAGCGTTGGTTACCTTAGAGTCAATACTACCGGCTAGTTGAGTGATTGAGCTCCTAACATCATCTAGGCTGTTATCGTATTCATCGACTGCGAATACTTCAATTTTATAAATAACGGCTATAAAATTTGGATTATTAAATGTATTGCTATTGTTTTTGAAATACACATATCCACAATCACGACCATCTTTATTTTTTACATCCCATTCGTTTCCATATTTCCAATAAAATATGTACTCCTCAGGTTTGTCAGTACCTTGGTTAGAGGTTAAAAATCCTGCTGAAGTACTGCCTTTACCGAGATGATTGTTATTTAAATGTATCGTCATATCTGGCTTAACTTTTGCCAGCATGCGGACAATATAAGTGTTATTTAACTGACCCTCTAAAGGCTTATTTTTAGGTAAGATTTTGATACCGCCAAATCCGATTGATGTATACTTTGTATCCCCTGATGCCACGAATACACATTGTCCGCCAGTAATTGGGTCATGGTATTCTGGATAAGGTCTTTGCTTTTTGATTGTGATTTGTTGCCCATCTTTTGTATATGGAGCAATCTCTAGCTCAGATTTAAAGATTGGATCAAGCATAAGTTGTGGCGCATGGCTCATAGCTTGTACAGCCTTAGCGTATTGGTTACTAGACTTATCTAGCTCATTAATACGTCTGTCAATATCTGCCAGGCCTAATGCTTCAGCGTTAATTAACGAAGGGTCAATACTAGCCGGTACAGAGCTACCGATAATATTGGAGTAAGTACCTTCACCAAACACATCGACGTAAGCGACTTTAACATCAAATACACCTGGGTCATGCGGTATCATATTTACGTTTGTAGTGACGAAATACTTCTCTGTACCGATGTAAATGTTAGCGCCTATACAAGTATCCGGTATGCTATCAAAGACCACGCTCACGCCTGTAATATTTCCTTTTACTTTGACATTCGTCGGAGCTTTAGGAACTGCAGCATTATAATCAAGTCTAAGCGCCGGACCATAACCTTTAACAGGATTGTGTGCGTAAACGAATACCGCACCTCTACGAGCCGATAACTTAATTTCAGAGCGGATATCTGTAGTCTTGGCTAGTAGATTATTGGACTGGCCAACATTACTATCAAGTCGAACTTCGTAGTAATCGATGTATGTATTCTCTACTGGGTCCCATGCAGCAGTGATCGTCTTACCGATTTTTACCTCGCCTCGAGCCGGTGCTTTAGGTGTAGCCACACTCTCAGCGGATACACTCGCAGTAATACGAGCTTCAGCCTTACCACTTTCATTACCGGACGTATCAATAGCTGATAGCTTGAATTGGTAATTACCTGTATTAGGAATGAAGTACGAGTAGGATGTACCGCCTATATGTTTAATAAGGACCACATCATTACCGTCATACAGCGTGTATCCGTGCAGGTCAGCTTCTGTATTAGGTTCCCAGGATAAGTGAAGTACGCTACTATTTACTGCATCTTGCGTTACCTTAAAGCCTTTAGGTGTAGCCGGTGGTATTTCCTTACCACTCACATACACCGCACGCTCCACACCTTCATACGCAGCACCAATATTATTTGTACATACAATCTTAACGTCGTAGTTGACGTCAGTTGCTACGCTTGGAATGGTTACGCTAGTAGCACTACCGTCTAATACTTTGAACTGTTGCCACTCCTTAGCGGTTACAGGCTTGTAATAGACGATGATATTCTTAGCTACCTTATCACGTGGCAGTTGCCAAGTACCATTGATATCACATAGTACAGTACCATCCTTTAACGTCTTAACATCTGCGATTAGCACTAAATTAATAACCTTAATGACGTCAGACTTAGTTGTGTAGTCGATGATTGGTACTGATCCATCATCACCGGCGTACAACTCTGGGTAGTATTCGATACAGGATATCTTGCGTGTCATTTCAGAATTAGACTTACTGATAGATAATACTCTAAACGGTTTAGCTTCTTTTGTAGCTTCACCATAGGTGTATAAATCGTCTGTCTGAATAACTGCATTACTAGCAAGTGTTAAAGTCTTACCGGTTACACCAGTTACGTTGTAAGACTCTAATGCATCCGTAGTGGCGTTACGTACCATGAGTCGATAGGTCTTACCTGACTCAAAAGTAACCTCTCTATCAAGGATTACTTTATTACCTACAGCAGACTCTACACGGCCACCTTGTCCCCAGTCTGTCACATCATGCTGTAATAGGATTACATCCCCTATCGTGCACGCTATGGCGTCTGTAAAAGCTTCAAAGGTACAAGTACGCACCTCGTACTTATTCGCTCTTAGGTAGTGTTTAGCGTAATTATAGGCTTGGTCTACATCCACACATCCCATGAGTTCGACTTGCACCGGACTAGCAAGAGATGTAGTCACGTCATACTCTTCACTGAACACGGGCAGTACATCGCGCTCGTAGTCCTTAGCCTTGTTAAGGAAGGATACCTCGATAGCATTTGCCCTAGACGATGTAGCTTGGAACTCTTCCATAAAGGAATCCATCTTGATATTGCCTACAGTGAATAGCTGAGTAGGTGTAGCAGCATAGTCATAAATACAACTAAACCGAGTACCTAAAGGTATTACCTTACCTCTACCTACGTTCTCAGCGTATTTAAGAGCGTCCCATACTTGGCTAGCATTGTCGTAAATGTAATTAAATGTAATATGCTTTTCATCGCACTTATCAGCCCACGCCTTAAATGCGTCATATACGAAGCGTTCACGAGGAGCACCTTTAACTACATACTCATCGCCAATCTTACGGCAATGATGAAGAATATCGTAACAAGCCCACGCCGGATTATTAGCCAGTTTAGACTCATACGCCCCAGTGTAGGTATTAAATACCCATACTGTTTTGCGCTCTTGTATCCACGTTACGTTTGGATCATTACCATTTAATTGGTCAGTAGCTAATGCTTTGATACCGATAAGTACCTTACCAGGATGAATGAAATCATCATAGACAATCTGAGTTAACTGAGACCAATACACTTTGTTCACATGGCGGTTAGAATTACCGTCCTTGTGCGCACATCGCATACGGACTTCATATTGCCCTGGTTCCTTTACATCGAACCGGAACACACGATAGATGGCTTTATTTGAACTATCCTTAATAACGCCAGTATATTGGCTATTATCGATAGACGTTCTTGAATGACTGTTGCGTTTAAACCAGCGATTATCTGTCTTTTCAAGCATGGCACTTTGACCACCATTGTTACTAATCGGTAATGGTATCCACTCTGCAGAACCAACTTTACGATAACCCCCTTCAATAGTGACTGAGGTTTCACTCAGTCCGCCCTGGTCGTTTGAATAATACAAGCCATTAGGAAGTGAAATAGTAACCTCTAGCGCGGTAGATAAGTTACCTTGCGTTTGATGAATTGACCAGTCGTTGGTAAGTTCATACGTTAATGGTTGGTCAGCGTAGTTATCATTGAAGTTAGGGATAATCTCTTGGTTATTTGTGCCGAGTCTTACATCGAGTTGAACTTCCTTGTAATTACCAATAGGGTTACCGTTTAATTTAACGTCCGTTATAGCGTCAATAGGCCCCTCACCCGCACAGTATAATAGGTTAAGATATTGTTTTTCACCGTCACTTGTCACATGGCGAGATATAAGCATACCCGCACTTTTACACTTACCGTAGGTAATAGCTAAAGGATGACCTTGGCCAATAACAGTTTGTGCCCCTTGCCACCCATAAGTAGCAGATTGCTCGGTATTAGAGCTATCTGTCTTAGGTGCAGCTATTTTAGATATAATCGCATTACCAATCATACCTATAGCCATTGCTGCGAGCGTACGACCTAATACGTTTGTAATACCGAATATCGCACCGGAGGCAATACCGGCAGTCGCAATAGATAAACCAATAGATAACAAAATAGCGAATGCTTGCTTTTCAAGTTTAGGTAGCACTACCACATAAGCTTCATCAGTAGGTGATGCGGCATCATCTACTAACTCACCATTAATGGAGTACACCCATTCGCCTGGTTCAGTGAAATATTGGTTAAGCTTTTTACCTTCAACAAAAGGCACAAGAGTCTCTTGTCTAGTGGTAAGGTCGAATGGGTTTCGAGCAATTACTAATCTAATCATTTTGAGCCTCCTTGTGCCTGTACACTCCTAATATACGTTTTCTTAATCTGTCTATTGGTACGATACACACGCCCGCATATTCGGTAGAATGTATCATCTTACCTTCGCCTACATACACTGCGATATGATCAGCATTATTACTGTAGAGGTTCATGACAATTATGTCCCCTACTTCCGGCTCCTTGACTTCGTGCCAAGGAGAGTTCATATCTGGCCAATACGTTGCGTATGGCTCGAGCTGAACACCGGCTCTCTTGTACACCTCTACCACAAGCTCCCAACAAGGCAACTCTTTCCACGGAGTACCTATTAGGTTATTTAGAGTTAGACGCATATAAGCCCCCTTGTGGTATTGTTGGTTCGCCACCAAATCTAACGCTGTTATTTAACTCACGACAGCGTTTTAGAGTTTTGTTACATGATTGTGCGTACCCTTTGTATCCGCACTCTACAGACTTAAATTTGAAAGGACAGTAATCTTTCATCACTCGAACAGGTGGGAACCTACGAGAAAATGAGAAGTCTGTGCCTAATGTGAACACTACCCAGTCTACTTTAGATTGGGATGCATTAATAATGAACGTTTCTTCTAGTTCAATAATGTCCGGTAAGTTAGTATTGAATATGCGAATATTGACCTCACAATCTGTGAGGCCTTTATTCTTTTCTACTAACCGTTGGATAGTACCGGTTACATTCGCTACGGAGAGTTTAACGTTAGGCATCTGCTTAGTGTCCTCGTTGATATCCTCTAGTTTGAATGGGAATGCAGTGTACTTCTTACCGGCTAATGTTAAGTCCTCTGTGTTATTCACAAGGAGGATATTTCCTTCCGGATGGTGAAGTTCAATAGCCATTACCCATGCTCCAGTGGAGGATATCTTATTCTTTTCGATGATTGATGCAGTTGATAACGTTAACATCTACGCCTCCTGTACCTGAATTGAGCCTACCCATATCCCATAATCACTAGCTGAGAAGTGGAGTTGGTCAGCAAACCTAACTCTTACTTTCGCCCGTGTCTCCGGATGTGTCCAAAGGAATATCTCTGCCGTATTGACCTGGTCAAAGAAATTCCTTAGCTTAATATATTCCGAAGTCGGTATCTTATAATTCACTGAATACGATCGTAACGCTTTCGTAGTCTTACGATGGGTTAACATCGTCATGTTTTCTACCTGAACCTTACGAGTCACATCCGGTGTATTTTCATCGATGGGGTATATTGGCCATCGAATATTCGGAAATTCTAACATACCCTATACTGCGGCTGCCTTAATGGCATCACGCATACCTCCTTTGTTTGTCATAAGACTAGATACTACTACATCAACTATCATTTGTTCGCCATCGAACTTAGTTTCTTGTTGTTGGCTATCCAGTTGTTGGCCAGATTGATTGATGATGTTAACCGTTACTTTACTAGCTCCTTCACCGCTAATCATCTTACGTGTTTGGCTAGCATTGTAAATGCGATGAGAAGAGTTGAACTGTAAGAGCTCTGGGCCATTCTCACCAACTAATGTCATACCTGCAGGAGCAATACCACCGCTTGCAAACTTACCGAAGCTATTGCCTGTAAATGCTGAACTGAAAGAACCGCCACTTGCAAACGAAGATACACCGCCACGACCGGCGCCAATAGCACCGA